TGCAAGGCAAAGTATGAAAGACACTTTATCTGAGTCTTACGCACATACTAACTAAAAGAGATTGTTTACATAACACGGAGGCGGTCAGCCTGTACCCCCTACTCTTGCTTCATCTGGCGGATGCTTTGATAACCGTAGTTAGCCAATTATCAAAGTCACGTAGGTTGCTTTTTCTCAGAGCCTACATCTTTTGGTTTTTAAACCTATAGAATGCCGTGTCGTCCTGTGTGTAGTCTTCTCTACACGTTCCAAGTAGGCATAACCTACCATCTCCCCAGGACACAGAATACATCTGCATCATTGACTGCTATATTTTTTTTAAATCTTCTACTAGAATATTTTTTACGGAACCTATTCCAAGTCTAATATTAATGATCCCATTGTAGTTATCATCTCTCAATAGGACATCTTCTTTAAACTGAAAATACGCCTCCATATAGTTGGTCTCACCACGTGTTTTACACAAATATAGTATTTCACGAGTGAACTTTTCTTTTCCTAATTCTTCGACATCTCTAACCAACCTTTCGGATGATCCGTAATATGTTTTCCAGTCTGTTTCAACTGTTTCTCTACGTTTATTTTTCTTGCCTTTTAGAGGTGGTCTCTTTTTGATAGTCCAGAAAAATTTACGACCTACGTAATCGTGTCCGTTTTCTGTGTTTGTGATTCTGTATACGAACCCGTAGTTGTCACCGATGTCCTCAGACTCAAAGGCAGTACCGTTATAAGTCCAAGGATTATCGTATGATGACATTATCCTGCGTTTTTCTTATCTTGAATTTCTGCTCGACGTGCTTTTGCTAGTTTAGCTAGATCACCTAGTGCTTTACGTGCCCTAGTACCCGCCGATTTATTACCGCCTTCAAACTTGGCACTTTCAGCCACATATGAGTCTAATTGTGCTAAAATATCTGTATGAATTGACATATTTCTTGTTCCTTATTGAATGTTATACTGCTATTGTGAAACGTCTTGCTACTTCTTTTTTATACCTTGCTTTCTCTTTGTTGCGAGAACTTTTTTCTATCGCTTCTTCTAGTCTTGCCTTGCTCCATCCTTTGATTCGTGGCTTACCATTGCATGTTGCTTCTGGATTTGCTTTGCGTCTTCCTGGATGTATTCTTCCTGTCTGCGCCATATCAATACTCCTTTATTCAACTTACCTTCTACTTACCTTCTACTTACCTTAGTTTAAATGCACTAGACGCGATATTGATTTTAATTAGTTTCATAACCAACAGCATAATCATGATCAACTATATCTGAACTGCATTTATATTGGCATTCAGTCCAGCTGGTGTCTTTGTTATCTAAATGATTAAAAAAGGATTCCCAAATCGGATCATTTAATATTTCTTCTAACGTTCTTTGATTTAAATTTAACCGCGATTGATTTACGGTAAAGAAGTCATCTTCAAAACTTATGTGTTTGGCGTCGGATGTTAAACTACTGTAAGGTAACCCTTTCCAACTACATGGATATAGTATTCCATTTGCATTGACATACATTCCTTGTGTACCTATTAGGCACAAAGGTGTTATAGCTCGATTGTACTTATCCTGAATCTTATTAAAATGAATTTCTTTAGTTTTTATGTAGTCAGTGTTATCTAACGCCCTTGATGTAACAGGAATCATTATCCGTTCGTATCTATTAGTAGTACTAATAAACTCTGGCCTAGGCTCTAGAGGATCATTAGACCCCCCATAAGTTTCGTCATACTTGCTACCAAATTTGGTACTTTTAGTTAATTGCACAGCATCACATCCTAGTTTCCTTGCCTGTTCAACTATGTTATTAATTTTATCCTGATTGTATTTAAAAATAATTGTAGCCCAATTAACAAATGCATCAGACTGCTGAGCCATAATTTCTATGCCTGTCATAATACTGTCCCAATTGCTATTGATCCTGTAGATGTTGTTTGACTCTTCGTCAAACCCGTCTATACTAAAATTAACAGTGTCTCGACTGTTACTAATCTGAGCAAATTCTTTCCACCAGTTAACATCCTTGTAACTGCCATTGGTTATTGTAAACAGATGTATGTTGGGGTTAGTAGATTTGATGTACCTACATATTTCTAAGTATTCTTTGTTATATATTGGATCACCAAGATCACCACACATGGTGATACGTTTAACAGTGTTAGTAAGCAGGTTGGGGGACAGTATTTTTTGGAAGGTAGCTAATGTAATATCAGAATTTAATTTTAACTGCTCCTGATATTCTGTTCTAGGACAACGCGGACATTTTAAGGTACACTTGCTGGTGATGCCAAAATGCCAATGATATAGTTGCCATGGATATATTAAGTTCATGCGGTCATACTTATCTTAGTGATAAGATTCTTATGATCATTTAAGATCTGATCAAACACAGGTATAAGATCACTAGTCTGCATGTGAGGTATTTGATCATACAAGTCATTGACCTTGTCAGCCGGCACATTTCCACGATTGCGATTAAAATTGGTCTTGGTTAGTGCGGGGTGCATTATTGTAAATCCTATGTTCTTGTCTTTTAATTCGTATTTGATAGTACTCATAAATGCATCCAGCGCATGTTTAGATGTGCCATAAACTCCGTACCCTGGATAATATCCGTCAACAACTTGGCTCCCAAGAACAACAACCTTGCTCCATGGTTTAAATAATCTCTGTTGAACATACTTGTGGATTAGAATAATATTAGCGGTAAGGTTTACATTTATTGTGTTTATGAAATCAGTCGGCTTCATATTAACGAACGGAGCCCTTCCGTTGGTATCTACACCAGCACATAATATCAGATAATCGTATTCTCTAAGATCAACAGTGTCAATGTTAAAATTTGATAGATCTAACTCTTGACGTGTTGGTGCAGTAACACTATAGTTATTAGATTCTAAATGTTGTTTAAATTCCTGACCAATGCCCGAACTTCCGCCTGTTAAAAATACATTCATCATGACATCTCAACATCAGTGTCATACATAGTGAATCCGTTTTCTTTGATCACAGTCATAATGTTATTTACTCGTCCTGCTAGCTCGTCTCGGTGTGATACCAACCAAATTGACTTGTTATGTTCGCGTGCCATTTTCTTGAGGATACTCATGGCATTTTCAACACCCGACGCATCCATACCCGAATCCACTAATTCATCAATAAACAACAAGTTAATTGGTTGATACAGGCTTTCCCAAACATCACGGAATGCCCAGCTCAATGACAAGATCAATCTGTTACGCTCGCCTCTTGACAAGTTATCAAAGTCTAAATCTCTACCTAGTTCAGTGATCTCAACGGTTAGGTCATTCAGGAAGGTAACTGAGTGGGGGAGACCTATCCTATCAAGATACTGTCCTAGGCGAGCATTTAGATAACTCAAATTTTGATCAATAATTCGTTTACGCACAAAACTGTCTTTGTTGGTTAATAGTTTGTACAAGAAGTCTTGATGTTCTTGCATACGCTGATATCCATTGATAGCATCATAATTGATCTCTTCAGCAGTTGTGGCTTCCATCTCTGCTATTTGGTCAACATAAGGATCTTCTTCTTTTCCCTTGCTGACTAATTGTGTTTCTAAGTTGGCTACCGAACTTCGATGATGGATGGCATCTTCGTGATTAGAATAGAATGTTTTGGGTTTATCTCCCAACGTGCCTAGCTCAGCCAACGCAGTTTCTAATTCGTTGAGTTCACCTTGGTGTTTAGCATGTAATGTTTGTGCCTCAACTATGCTGTCTTCTTTGCCTTGTAAAACTTCTTCGTGTTTTCCGTCATGTAGTTCTTGCCCACATGCATAACACTTATGTTCTTTAAGCTGATCTATTTCTTTTTGTAGTTTTTGCAGATTACTGTCTTCTCTTTGCACATCTTTTGTAATACGTACAATTAAATTTGCTATTTCTGCAATTTCTTTTTCTTTTTTTGCATATTCTGCAAGTTCTTTGTGCTGTTCAATTTCAGCATCAATGTCAATCTTAAGCAGTTCATCTAATGCCGACAGTATCTCTTCCTGACTTTCTTGATGTTTCTTTTGCCACATGAGTTGTCTACGTTTTAGGCTTTCAACCTGCTCCTGCATTTTGCTGTTTGACTCTTGGATCGATTTGATCTTGTATTCTTCTTCCTTGATAGCATCACGAGTAACTTTTTGTTCTTCTTTAAGGGTCTCGGCTTTTTCGCTTAGTACTGTAATACCTAATAGTTGTTCGATGATGGCACGCTGGTCATTAGGTTTAAGTGAAAGGAACGGTTCCGTGTAAGTGTTTAAGGCCACAACATGTTTGAACATCTCGTGTTTCATGTTAAGCAGGCGTTCTATTTCTTTTTGTGTTTCTCTAGAGTCTCCTTGGGCATTATCATCTTTCTCTTCCTGCTCCTCACCACCTACGTAGAATTTTAATATGTTGGGCTTACGTCCACGCTCGATCTTGTATTCAATACCATTGTGTTCAAACTCTACAGTAACCAGCATGGCTTTAGCATTTGTCTTATTGACTAAGTTGTCTCGACGAATGTTAGTTAATGCTACGCCATAGAACGCATATGAAAGGGCGTTGATGATAGTGGTCTTACCAGTTCCATTACGGGCGCCACTATCATCGCCTCCAAGATCTATATTCTTGCCTAGTACTAAGGTGAGGTCATCGCGATCGAACGACACCGCTTGCGTTGAGTTACCAACACTCATAAAGTTTTTAACTGTGAGGTTCTTTATTTTAAACAATTATAAATCTCTGTAGATTGACAATAACAAATTGGGATCGTATGTGTCGCTTTGTATGCTAGTCAGCTGATTGGTAACGATAGTGTCAATCGATTCAAATGCCACGTTGCCTAACTGTATGTCATCACCGATGGTGACTTCTTTGACTGGTAGCAGTGATAGCTCACGCAGTTTGTAAGTGCTAACAAATGTTTCTTTGATAAACGTTGCTTCTTCATACGTAATGTCAATGTCTAGCTTAACTCGACAGTGCATTCCGGGTTGAAGCAATAATTCGGGTGTTTTAAGTACAGCACTCAAATCGTAAACTCTATATCTAGGTTGATCTGGCCAAGAATGATGCACTGGCTTTTCGCCCCAGGCAATAATAGTCATACCCCTGTCATCATCTCCAGCGTCTGCATAGTTGTGTGGGAAACAATTACCAACGTAGGTAATATTTTTGTTAGTCTGCCGTTTGTGGAAATGTCCTGAGAACATGTGCCCAACGCCCTTAAAGTGATCTCTGTTAATCTCTCCTACGTCTGGCATCTGTACCATGGCGTTCATGTAAAAGCTAGGAAGTTCAAAATGTCCAAACATGTACTCGGCATCAATCTTCTGTACCTTCTTGTGATCATCACCTACCAACCAAGGCACAAACGATACTCCACCTTCTTTGTAAAAGTCGTTAACTATTTCAACGTTTGGAATGTGGCGTGCCCATTGAGCTGATTGTATGTCACGTTTGTCTCTGTAGTACAAGTCATGGTTGCCAGGAATAAACATCACACGATCAAATGCCTGTCCTAATAGTTCCAAAGCTGTTAAACTATAGTTGAGTGTAACGATATTAATTGCGGCCCTGTTGTTGTGCCAGTCACCTAACATCAGACAAGTTTCACACCCTTCTTCTTTTGCTTTGGTAATAAACCACTTGACAAAGTTCAAACAATCCTCGTTATGAGTCGTTGAATTGGATTTTAAGCCAAAGTGAATGTCAGTGAGAATTGCCGCTTTCTTAAATAGATTTGCCATATATTATATTATAGATGATTTTTTGATCAATGTCTACCCGTATCCCATTGCTTTGGCAATATCTGTGTGAGTTTTTAGAAAATTTTGATTACGTAGTCGATCAAATCGACGCATCTCTTTGCAAAATTCTTTGCCGTCACCTGGTTTAATGTTTGATATTTTATCAATGATTCCTCTGACCTTTTCTTGATCATCTGAGCTGAAATTATAATTAGATAATTTATCAAGTACTAATTCTTTAGCTTGTGCAGTTAAGCTATCAACAGCCAGGTACGTTGGGGCAGTAACATAGTTTAAATAATAACTATCGACCTCAATTAAATTTGCCCAATCAATAATTTCTGGCAGATAAAAGACATTCTGTATATTCACAGTGATGGCAATATCGATTTTAAGACTTTTTATTTTTTTTCCTAGCTTAACGAATTTTCTTATATTATTTTCTACATCTGCCCATTTAGCACCAGATCTTTCAAGTTCGAATCGATCGTCAATATTGTCGATACTAATGGTGATTTCTAATTTCTTTAGTTGATCTGCATGATCTAAAATTTTAGGATACTGCGTACCATTAGTATTAAAATAAAATATAGTATCGTGACCAAGATCATTTTCTATTAGAAATTCGATGAAATCATTATTTTGTTTTAACAGAAAAGGTTCGCCACCTAAGAATTCAAAATTCTTAATTTTTGGTGCTAGTTGTTTAACTTGATCCCAAAAAGTTGTGCCAGATGCCCAAGAAGCTTCGTGTGAGATAGTATAGTGTTTAGATTTTTTTTGATCAACTCTTGGTAATTCACTCAGTAATTCGTTTGCAATAGACGAACTAAATGCACTACTACAAATCCGACATTTTAAGTTACATAAATTTCCCATATGGCCGCCAAGAAATGCTAACTGACCTTCTTGCTCCCAATTAATTAATCCATAGATATTTTCAAGTTTATGAGGAGTTAGCGTTCTCTTACTATCTAATTGTAGTTCTTCTCTTTGCCAACAAATCTGGCAGTTATTGGCTTTTTTGTTCTCTCTGAATTGCTGTCTCAGATCCTGCATCCATGTACTATCTAATATCTGTTCTATGGTATTTTCTTTGATATTATAATACTCTCCGTTGGGTTTAGTAATTTTTTGAGTAGAATCACAGCAAGCACCACAAGTTCCGTCAGGCCACACATGGATACCTGCCCAGGCATGAGCACACATTGAATTAGCTATGTTAAATACAGGCTTGTGTTCAGTAGTATCAGATTTTTTAAACTCGTAATCGGCAAATTGATAAGTTTGATGACTATCTACTACTAAAATAAAAAAGTCTGGAATATCTAAGTAAACTATTGTATCTTTGATATGCTGGATCAGATCCGAGGGTAACGGGGTGTAATTATAAAAAACAATTCGTTTAGGATTGTGAAAAATATCACGTTTTACTGAATTTAGGAAACGATAAAAACTAGAAGATTCTTGAGTTAACAAGTCTTCTAATACTATGCTGTCTAATACTTGATATTGGTCAAGCATATTCGCCTCCTTAAATAGATTAGCCTTACGTTGAATTTCTGCTTAATGTCACTCGTCACCGCTACCACCAGCGCCACCCCAATTGTTCAAACGGGTGTAACTAGGACTAAAGTTATTCATTTCTAATATGTCGTCACGGATATTTTGATTGCGTTTTTCGATGTTTAACACACGGGTAAACGAATTGGTAATAGCCGCTGTATAATAAGCAAACGGATTTTGACTTTTGCTCTCATCAAACTGTAGACCAATTTGGCTTAGCTGTAGCAAGGCTTGACTACGCATCTCATCATTGTAAGTGTAACCACGCCAGTTACTACGTGTAGCATAACGTTCGCACAGTTTAATAAACATGTGTGCTAGTTTGTTAGTCATTGCTCCGTGGTCTCTAGAGAACTTGCCTTTCGCTAATGTGCCTTTCCAATGACTTTTACCTACTAGATAAGGAACACCCTCTTCGTCAACACAATAATGAAAGAATGGCGGAAAGTTTACCTTAACATATTTGGTAATGCCTTTGGCTAACGTCGGGTCGTCATCATATTCGGTCGTAACTTCTTCATCCTCGGCTTCTTCTACTGCCTTAAGATCTGCTTTAGCCTGTTTAACATCATCAATTGGAATATGCTCAAACGTCATAACTCGAAAAACAATATCAGTTATTGGAATGTCTTTGGTAGGAGTTAACACCTCATCCATTTTCTTTTTAATGCCTTCTAAAGCATAAGCCTCAATTGTTGCTTTGGCTAAACGTTCTACACGCATTTTCCGTGCTTCTGCGATGTTTTTCTTAGTAATAGAGCTCACATTGCTGAGTATCATGTCATAACTGGTAACTTCAGGTGATGTGAAGACACAGTACGCAAGTTTGCTCTTGTGTATTTCTTTTAATATATCTTTATTGTTCAGATAGTTCACTTTTCTCATATAGCAAGGTTCCTTTTAAACTACTACTATTATAATGTCAATAAATACATAACACAAGAGGTATTTTATATTATGGCATTACCAGACTTTTCCAGCATAGGTAAATCCGCAACTGCGTTCGGTAGCGGCCAAGCTCCTAAAGAAGTATCTTCGGGTACTGCGTTTGATCTATTAGATCCCGCAAATGCTCGACGAGCGATCTCAGGACTGTTGCCTGGCGGCCTTAGTGGGCTGTCTAAATTAATTCCTAACATAGGATTCCTGGGTGGTGAAGGTGGCGGCGCTAGTGCGGCCGGTGAAGACGATTGGCGTGTTCGATTAAGTCTAGCTGACAGTGCTACCATATTTTATAAAGCCTCGTCTACTCAAAATTCAATAATGGCCCCGTTAGTTGAAACCAATGGAGTCATATGGCCGTACACTCCGACAATTACTGTAAGCCACGTGGCCAACTATTCAACTGCCGTGCTTACACATAGTAATTATTCCGCGCATTTCTACAACAACTCAGATGTGAGTGACATAACAGTGACTGGTGAGTTTACTGTACAAAGCGTTGACGAAGGCCAGTATCTAATGGCCGCGATATATTTCCTAAGATCAGCGACTAAAATGTTCTTTGGGCAAGGTGCTAATATTGGCAGTCCACCCCCGATCTTATTCTTAGATGGGTATGGTAGCCATTATTTCCCACACGTACCTTGTGTGGTTACTAACTTTACACACAATCTTTCCAATGACGTCGATTACATACAAGTACCGATAACACAAACCACACTGGAAGATGTAACTATACCAACAGCCGCCGACAATCCAAATGGTGGAGTTAACTTCCTTGACAATGATGGATTAGATAACGTGTCTCCGCTGTTGCGTAGCAATAAAGTTGGAGCAACACAATCACAGAAATACAACAGCATAACATCATCCACACGTGTGCCAACAGCTAGTACAGTGTCAGTAACATTGAGACCAGTGTACAGCAGAGCAAACTTACATAATAACTTTAATCTTAATGAGTTCTCCCAAGGATTGTTAGTCGGGAACAAGAAGAAAGGGTTTGGAGGATTCCTATAATGGCGGCGGCGAACTACAGCAAGACTAGTCCGTATGTAAACACTGAGACATTCTCATTCTTTTTAGATGTGGCAAACATACCCTCGATACCAAAAGATCCTAGTGATGTGCAGTATCGTATCGACAACATCTATAATCATAGACCCGATCTATTGGCATATGACTTATACGGTGACAGTTCTCTTTGGTGGGTTTTTTCTATTCGCAATCCTAACATACTACAAGATCCAATCTATGACTTCTTGCCAGGAGCAACTATATACATTCCAAAAAAGGATACTCTAACCACAGCGTTAGGGTTATAATCAATGGCATTCCCTACAGCTGACCAAGATTTAGAAAATAATATTTCACCTCTTCTACTAAGCACAAGCAAGAGCGAATTAACTCCTCCTGAGTTGACTAACGTCCAACGAGAAATAGGACCCGATTTTGGAGTAGAACCAGACATCAGTAATGCAGTTGAACCAGACTCTACAGACACGACTAAAACTAGCACAAATTTAGGAACGATTCCGTCAATTGACGTAACAGAGAATTATTCTAGAGAATTTCCTGATGCTGACATATCCAAACCAGTGCCCAATCCACTGCATGGGTACGCCAGCTATACCTACGGACTGAGCCTGGCTTTGATGACTGCCGACGAATACAATAAGATAGTCAAAGAAGGTGTCTACTCTCCAACCAGGGTACTAATAGCAAGCGCCGGAAGACACAATAACACACTAGGTCCTACTCAATTTATACGTGCACCACATTTTGCAGATGATTTCTATTTTGACGGTCTTGAATTAGAAACGGTGGTTGGGTTAAATGCGCAGTCTAGGAATTCTAATGCAGTGCATTACAAGTTTACGTTAATAGAACCATATGGATTTACCTTGTTGGACAGGATCATTACTCTAAGTAATGAGCTTGAGTGTGACAATTATCTAGACATGCCATACATGTTGCAGATTGATTTCTTTGGTATTGACGACACTGGTGCACTTACTGGTATGATACCTGATACTACAAAACGAGTGCCCATCAGGCTAAACAAGATGGATGTTAACATGACTGTAAAGGGAGCAGAATACAGGATAGAGGGAGTGCCGTACAATCATTCAGCATTTGATCTAAGCACAGTTACTACTCCTGCAAATTTTGAAGTTAAAGCTAAAACAATATCACAATTTTTTACCAGCAGTGTTGGCTCAGATAAAAATAAAACAGAAACCACAGAAAAAAGACCAATTCCGACGATTGATATCACAACAACAAACTCGGCTCTATTGAGTCTGCAGACCAAAATTGACCTTGGCTTGGTCACAAGTTATGGTACTGCGCTAAACAACTGGGCCAAAGCGGCATATGACGCAGGCAAAATTGGAGCCAACGACACATATATTTTTAATTTCCTTGATGATGAAATAGCCAACAGCCCCTTTACAACGGCCGCTCTATCAAGCCCAAAAGACACTGGTATGGCTGCAATTGATAGAACGAATTCAATATACAAATCATCAACCGGAGCAAACACCAATGATTACGATCCCAATACGAGGATATTCCAGGTAAATGCTGGTACTTACGTAGACAGGATTATAGCCTGGGTAATACGTAACAGTCAATGGATGACAGATCAGATGGTAATACCCGACGGTGAAACAGATATAGAAACATATCTTCAAAAGCAAACAGACAACAAGAACAAACCACTTTACTGGTTTAAGATCACTCCTTCTATTAGACTGCTTGAGTTTGATAAGATAAGGAAGATATGGGCCAGAGAGATAACATACAACATACAAAAGTACAAGGTAGAAAACGTTAAAGTTGACATGGCTCCCCAAGGCCAGGCAAAAACCCCAGTCAAGGCCTACAATTATATCTATACCGGAAAAAATGATGACATATTAGATGTGGACATAAAATTTAACGCCCTTTACTACAATGCACTCACGCTGTATAGAAATCTTCTAACCAGGACAACCCCGCCAGCCTCGCCCGTTGAATCGGTAGTTCAATCAAACCCCGACGGATATAACAAGATACGGCAACAAGATCCAAATGCTATAATGCCATTGGTTATGAAACCAGTTACAATAAACACAGGAACAACCTCTGGTAGTGGATCAACAACAGCAATGCAGGTAGCGATAGCAGATGTTGAAGCCAGTTTGATGACTATGAGTCAAGCTGACATGATGAATATAAAATTAGAGATAATAGGCGATCCTACCTTTATTAAACAGGATGAAATATTTTGGTCTCCAGAGATTGCGGCTGAGCTAGAAAATACAGACCCTAGATTAACCTATGATGGCAGTTTAAAAATGGACAACGGTGAAGTATATGTAAGTCTTATATTCCGCAGTCCGATTGATAGAGATGAGTCAACAGGGTTAATGAAATTTGACAGCAAGTATGAGAATAGCTTATTCTCTGGACTTTATCGTGTATTAACTGTAACTAATAAGTTTAGAAATGGACAGTTTACACAGACCCTTAATTTAGTTAGATTGGTTAGACAGCAGTCGTTGGACTATGCTCAGAACAAGGTATCAACCAGTGATGAAAGAAACAACGTTCCTGGCAAGCAAGCAATACAAGAACTATATAATCAAGGCCCAGACTTTACCCCCACAGATGCTACTGCATTAACACAATCTGTAGATGATACAGGGTCGGCACAACAGCAACAAGCAGGACGCAATAATATAGATCCTCCGTTAATAGGACCAGATCAACAGGCATTACGGGGAATAAATGAAACGGCTACTACCCAACCAATGACTGATCAGAACGAACCAGCAACATTTAACCCATTTAGGGGAGTGCCATCAGGAGCTGATGCTCCATCTCAACAAAACTCATTTGGACAATAATCAATGGCAATAGATTTTAGATCAGGCACTAAGGTAACTAGAAACTTACGGAGAGAGGATACAGCCGCCACTCGTGTTGACCCACATCCATATATTGGTATAGTTAAAAATAATTTAGATCCAACACGTAGTGGTCGAGTGCAAGTGTGGATACCAGATCTAGGTGGTGTTGAAAGCGAACCGTTAAATTGGCGCACAGTTAGTTATTCTAGTCCATTTATGGGGTACACAACAAATCCTGATCTAAGTGATGATCACGAATCTTTTACCAGTGTGGCCCATACCTACGGTATGTGGATGGTGCCACCAGACATTGGCGTCCATGTTATAGTATTATTCATTGCGGGAGACCCGTTGCGTGGCTATTGGATGGGTTGCGTAAATCCTAATCTTAGTCATCACATGTTGCCAGGACTAGCAGGCAGTACGAACGTGCGATTGGGCCCAAACAAGTTTACTAGTAATGTCAACGTACCAGTTGTAGAATTTAACGAAAATGTTACTGAAAATATAACTAATTCTGCATTCTATAATATAGCTAAACCTATACATATTCCTCAATATAATATATTGAAGCAACAGGGGTTAGACACTGACTCTATACGTGGATCTATATCCAGCAGTAGCCAGCGAGAAACTCCTAGTGCAGTATTTGGCATCAGCACTCCGGGTCGCCCAACAAATGACCCTGCTGAAGATCCAGACTATCTAACCAAGCTAAACAATAACACCCTGACCAGTGAATACCATAAAGTTAAAACACGCAAAGGTGGACATACCTTTGTTATGGATGATGGAACAAACTTGGGCGTAGACCAATTGGTAAGATTGAGAACAGCTAAGGGACATCAAATAATGTTCCACGACACTAACGAAATGATATATCTATCGCATGCTAACGGAAACACATGGATTGAGATGGACAAGGACGGTACGATCAGCATGTACAGCAAGGGCGGATTTAATGTACGCAGTGAAGGAACTATGAATTTCCATTCCGACAGCAACATCAATTTTGAGTCGGGCGGTGCTATCAGGATGCGAGCAGAGAACAAGCTACAGATAGAAACAGGAGAGACCACTTTACTACAGAACAAACTGTCAGTAACATCCACAGGAACTACAGCATTTAAATCCGGCGGACAATTTAAAATACAAGCTGATGCTAAGATATCAGTTAAAGCAGGTGGTGTATTAGCATTAGAAGGCTCGCAGATACTACAGAACAGTGGTGGAACAGAAACGGTCGATGCCGTGAGAGGCCTGAAAGAGTATAATCTGAGCGACACTACATTGAAGGGCGGTTTTTGGCAACCGACTCCACGATCACTTAACACTATTTGTACGTCAGCACCAACGCACGAACCTTACCCGAGAGGACAACAAGCAAGATTCTTCAACCCAGAAAATTCTAATTCAAGAATCACAGCACAACCAACATTCAAAGGTGCGTTTGATGCTACGAAAAATGTGGCCGGAACCGAAGTAGTCAACCCAGGTGGAACGTATGATATTAGAAACCAACCAGTGCCAACCGGTACGGTAGGTAATCTCAGCAAAGATGAACTAACGGCATACATGGCACAGATAGGCAAGAGTGAGAGCAGTGGTGATTATGCCGCAGTCAATGAATTAGGCTATGTGGGCAAGTATCAAATGGGCTACCAAGCTCTAATCGACGAGGGATACATCAAATCGTCAGTAACCAGCAACGCCGATCTAACTAATCCTAACTCATGGACAGGCAAGGACGGAATCACAGATCGAGCAACGTTCTTAGGCAACGAAACTATACAAGAAAGTGCCATGGTTGGATATACTAAGAAAAATTATACATCATTGTTAAACAATGGAACGATAGCACAAGACACTTCACCTGAAGAAGTTGGCGGCATATTAGCAGTTAGCCATTTATTAGGTGCTGGTGGTGCTAAAAAATGGAGAACGACCGGTGGTGGAGCAGATGCTAACGGAACAACTGGTAACACCTATTTCCAAAAAGGCAAATTTGCAGTAGCAACACTAGCACCGCAAGTGCAGGCTGTTCAAGCAGGATAAATATTACTATGGCTATCATGTACAGAGGATTTTCAACAGTAGGGCGCAATCGCAAATTCCGCCTCACGGATTTTGAGTTAATCAAACAGGATCTGATCAATCATTTCTACATCCGCAAAGGTGAGAAATTAATGAATCCTGATTTTGGCACAATCATCTGGAACGTGGTGCACGAACCCTTAACAGAAGATTTAAAAAGTGTCATAGTTACCGATATTAAAACAGTAGCCAGCTACGATCCTAGGCTAAGCATAGACAATGTAGTAGTAACAGAATATGCACAAGGCATACAAGTTGAACTAGAATTACGCTACGTATTAACAAATCAGATCAATGTAATGAATCTACAATTTGACAATCAAAATAATACCCTAACTGCCGTATAATTAACATAGCACTTTTTAATCCTAATAAATACATTATACAGGGAAAAATTATATGGCAATTACCACAAGACAAAGCAGTTTACTAGTCGCTGAAGATTGGACTAAACTATATCAGACCTTCCGCAATGCTGATTTCCAAAGCTATGACTATGAGACTCTAAGAAAGAGTATGGTGGACTATCTCCGCTTATACTATCCTGAAGACTTTAACGACTTCATTGAATCAAGTGAGTTTATCGCTCTGATTGACCTATTAAGTTTCTTAGGACAAAGTCTGGCATTTAGAGGAGATCTAAATGCACGTGAAAACTTTATTGACACCGCACAGCGCCGTGACTCAGTATTAAAACTAGCACGTCTAATCAGCTACAATCCCAAACGTAATATTCCAGCTAATGGCCTGCTTAAGATTGATTCAGTTAGTACTACAGAAACAGTTTATGACAGCAATGGTCTTAACCTATCAGGATTAGTGATCAATTGGGCAGACAGTGCAAACGATAATTGGCAAGAACAATTTAATGCAGTGATTAATAGTAGCCTTAACACAACACAGTCAATAGGCAAGCCAAGCAACAGTAAATTAATCAATAGCATACTAAATGAAGAATATCAGATTAATCTAGTACCAAACATAACAGCTACCTATGCGTTTAGTGCCGCCATTGAAGGGTCACAGACATCATTTGAAATGGTAAGCCCAACATCAGCAGGCCAATCTTATATCTATGAAGTCGCGCCAAGGCCAACTAGCAGTTTCAACATATTGTACAAGAATGACAATCTAGGTAATGGCAGTAACAATACCGGATTCTTCATGTACTTTAAACAAGGCGGACTAAAAAGTATAGACATCAACTTCCAAGAAAGTCTCCCTAATAGAGCATACAACGTAAACGTTGACAATATTAATAATTTAGATGTTTGGTTATACAAATTAGATTCAAATGGTAATATTGACACACTATGGACACCAGTACCTAGTGTTGGTGCTACAAATATCATTTATAACACTAGCACTAACAAGAACATCTATCAAGTAAACACACGTGCAGGCGATCAAATTGATTTGATATTTGGCGATGGAAGTTTTGCAACAATGCCACAAGGTAGATTTAGATTGTACTACAGGACCAGCAACGGATTAAGCTACAAAATATCACCCGACGAAATGCGTGGAATAGTTATACCTATAAATTATGTTAGTAAAGCAGGAAGGATAGAGACTGTTAATATCCGTGCTAGCTTACGATATACTGTAACCAATGCAACAGCACG